ATTAATGTAGATACAATTAACCTAGTGCCGGGAACTGTCATACCTAAAGCACCTAACTCCCAAGGACTGCAACCAATAAGAGCAGCAGGCAACTTTGATGTTGCTAACTTGGTTCTTAATGATATGAGAAATAATATTAAGCGTGCTTTGTACAATGATATGCTTGGTGATCCTAACAGGACACCTGCTTCAGCAACAGAAGTTGCAGAACGTATGGCTGATCTATCAAGAAAGATAGGTTCAGCATTTGGTAGATTGCAAGCTGAGATGGTACAGCCAGTATTACAACGTGTAATATACTTGCTAACTAAGCAAGGCAGAATAGAAATACCAACAGTTAATGGCAGGCAAGTTAAGATTAAAAGCGTTTCCCCACTGGCACAGGCACAATCTAACCAAGACATTGTGTCCCTAGATAGGTTCTTAGAAATGGTCGCAGGGCGTTTCGGCCCTGAGGTGATTAACCTCCTAGTCTCCTCAGAAGAAACAGCAATCTATTTAGCCAAGAAATTTGGTGTGCCAGACCAGTTGATCCGTGATGTTGGTGAGAGACAACGCATGGTACAGATGGCACAACAGATGCAACAACAAACAGGAATAGACCCGAATGCAAACCCAAACATCCAAGCACTTGGGGGTTGATGGATACCCTCGCTCCAAGAATAATGATGAGAAAATTTCTTTAGATTTAGCCAGTACATTCAATACTCCCAGTGGACTGGCTACCCTACAATATCTGAAGTCCATAACAATAGAAGCTATAACAGGAGCTAATATAAGTTCTGAAGAGTTAAGGCATCTTGAAGGGCAAAGATATCTAGTGGCATTAATTGCCAAACGAGTTCAACATGCAGAGAGGATAAACCATGGAAGAAACATCAGCAACACCAAGTGAAGCTACTGAAGCACCAGTAGAACAAACAACAGAAACTGTTCAGGCTGAAAGACCTGAATGGCTACCTGAAAAGTTTCAGACACCTGAAGACTTACGTAAATCATATGATGAGTTATCAAGCAAGCTTGGTAAAGGTGAAGAAGAATTACGTGATAAACTATTACAGGAAATGGAAACGGAGGCATTTTCAAGTAGACCTGATGCAGTTGGTGATTACGTATTACCTGAAGTTATAGATGAACAGGCTGCTGTAGATAATGAGTTGCTTGACTGGTGGTCTAACTATTCATGGGAAAATGGATTAAGCCAAGAAGAGTTTGCTGAAGGCATAGAAAAATATGCTACAGCTATTATGGGTCAGCAACCTGATCTTGAAGCAGTATCAAAAGAACTAGGTGATAATGCTAATGAAAGAGTTGAGGCTGTACAGTTATGGATGAATAAGTTCTTTCCTGATCCTGCAATGCAAGAAGCTGTTGCAGAACTGGGTGCAAGTTCAGCAGGCATAAAAGCTTTAGAGCATATCATAGAGCAAACTAAATCAGCTAATGTCTCAGGCCCGGGTACGATTGCAGGGCAAGTTACTAAAGAAGATGTAGAAGCCAAGATGAAAGACCCAAGATACTGGCAACAAGGTAGACGTGATCCGGCATTTGTACAGGAGGTCAATAATGAGTGGAAGCGTCTTTACGGGTGAGGGTGATTATGGCATTGCTAAAATAGTAAAGAGCAGGCCAAGTCATGCTGAAAAGCTTCAACATAATTTAAGGGATACTGATCTACGAGAATGTTTGATTGCAGGTGTGTCACCATGGCGAGCATTAATGCAATCATTACAAGTAGATACAGCAGAAACTTATACCGTTTTGTTAAAAGAAGAACCTGTAATGATGTTCGGTGTTGTTCCACAACATGACTTGGTAGCAAGAATTTGGATGCTATGCAGTCCTGTAGTAGAACAATATCCAAAAACATTTGTTAAATTGTCACCATCTATTGTTGATTACTTCCAAGATAAATACTTTTTATTGGAAAACGTATGCCCAATAGATCACTACAAGACTTTAAGTTGGTTGGAATATCTTGGTTTTGGCTTTTTGCCTTCTGCTATTTCTAGTAATGGGTATCACGTTTTACGATTTGTGCGTTGTCAAAACCTTTATTATATGCAATCCCTTGAAGATACACGGCCTGTAATAAGCTGACAGCCCTAACGGATAACTGGATGAAGCCCAAAACAGACAACCGATAGCAACTTAAACAACAAACTGCAATGAGCAGGGAAAGGACTAATAATGGCTAACACAATAGATCAAGCCTTTATTAAGCAGTTCGAGTCCGAGGTACATCTTGCATACCAAAGAATGGGTTCAAAGTTAATGAACACTGTTCGTAACGTAAGCAATGTTGCAGGAAGCGTGGTACGCTTTCAAAAAATCGGTACTGGTTCAGCTTCAACTAAATCAAGGAACGGTATGGTTACTCCGATGGAACTAGATCATACTAACGTAGAAGCAACATTAGCAGACTACTATGCTGCTGAGTACATTGACAAGTTAGACGAACTCAAGACAAACATTGATGAGCGTCAAGCTATTGCTACTTCAGCCGCTGCTGCATTAGGCCGTAAGACAGATGAGATTCTTATTACAGCTATGGATGCAGGTGCTAATTCAACTCAGTTACATGACACTAGTAGTGCTGTAGAAAAAGCAGATTTATTATCAGCTTTTGAAACATTTGGTTCTGCTAACTTACCTGAAGATGGAAATAGATATATTGCCATGCATCCAAAAGGATTTGCTGACTTATTCTTAATTAATGAGTTTGCATCTTCTGACTATGTAGGCGATCAGAACTTACCATATGCAGGTGGCATGACAATGAAAGAGTTCTTAGGCTTTAAGATTTTTTCAACAACTGCTGTAACTGCCGGTAAGAATATGGCATATCACACCACTGCTATAGGACTTGGAATTGGTGCTAATGTAACTACTGAGTTAAATTATGTACCTGAAAGAGTCTCACACTTAGCAACATCAATGATGTCCATGGGTGCTGTCGTAATAGACGACAACGGCATTTATGAACTTCTTGATAACAACTAGTAAGGAGATTTATATATGGCTTATTCTTCTAATGGACTAACACGCATGTCAGGTGGTGGTGGCTACAATATGTGGTACTACTCAAGTACAGATGCGTTATCAGTAGTTCGTGCTTCCGGTTACTTTAATGATGCAGCAGGCATGATGAACGTAGGTGACTTAGTTATCGTTTATGATAGCGATGCACCAACAATTGCATTGTCAGTTGTGTTATCAAATACTGGCTCCGTTGTTGATATTGCAGATGGTACTGCAATCACAGTAACTGACACAGACTAAATTATATGACTTCAACGGCATCCAACTCAGCGTTAGATATAGCATCAAGAGCCTTAGTGCTTATCGGTGCAGAACCAATCACTTCATTTGAAAGTAGTTCAACGGAAGCATTGGTAGCCTCTAACATGTATGAGGATGTCGTTAGGTCGTCTTTGTGTATATGTAGATGGAGATTTGCTACAGAGCAGGCAGTTCTTAATCAGTTAACAGATACACCTACAGGTAGATTTGATATAGCACATCAGTTACCAAGTAACTTATTGATGCTACATGCCGTTACAATAAATGATAATAAAATACAGTACACTGTATATGGAGATAAAGTTTTCTCTGACTCAACTACAAATGATACTTTGATAGCTGACTATACTTATAGAGCAGATGAAGTAGACTTTCCATCATACTTTTCTCTTGCTGTTCAGTATTCACTAGCTTCAGTATTTGCAACAGCAATAGCTAGAGACGATAAGCTTATGGAAATGATGGAAGTAAAAGCAGAAAGATTAATGGCTAAAGCTAGAAACCTTGATGGTCAACAGCAAACAAGCAGAGTATTATCTACCACGAGGTTTAGAACAAATAGGTTAAGCTAATGGCAAGGATTAGAATACCACAAAATAGTTTCCAATTTGGTGAAATTAGTCCTTCATTAACATCAAGAACCGATTCACCAATATACAAAAACTCAGCAGAACGTGTGCGTAATTTCTTTATACGTGGCGAAGGTGGAGTTACTAAAAGACCCGGCACAAAAAGATGGCATAACTTTGGTAGCAGTCCATCTTATGATTCAGACCTCAGGCAAACAGTTCGTATAGAACCATTTTCATTTTCAGATGATGAGCAATACATAATTGCTTTTAGTAATACACGTATAGAAATATTTCAGGTTAGCCCTACTACAGGTGATATATCATCAATACAAGCTTTAACTGGACAAAGTTGGTTAGTAAATACAACTTCTGCACCATATTTAGAAGAGTATACTTTTGCACAGCAAGGTGACGTTATGTTTATCTGTCACCAAACAATGGCACCAAGAAAGATTGTTCGTACAGGCCTTACAACATTTGTAGTTGAAACTTTTACTTTTGAATCATCAACAAATAGTGAGCATGTTTTTCAACCTTATTATCCTTTCCAAGCATTGGGTGTAACTATATCTGCTAGTGCTACAAGTGGAAGTGGAGTAACATTAACAACTAGTGCTGATTATTTTACATCAGATCATGTTGGCGTGTATCTTAAGATAGGAACTGCTGAAGCAGAGATTACTGGATATACAAACGCAACAACTGTAACAGCAACTATTTACGGAACTCTTAGACAGCAATTAGATTTGAATGCATTTAAAACAACAGAAAATAGTTTGGTTGTGCAAGTAACGCATGCCTTACATGGATTATCTGTAGGTGCTACTATTGTTATAGACAGAGCAGGAACTGTAGGTGGTATAGGTATATCAAGGCTAAACGGCACAAGAACTATAACGGCTGTGATAGATGAAAACACATATGAGTTTAATACTGAGACAAGTCATGAAGCCACATCCTCAGAAGATGGTGGTGGTAGACCAAGGGTTGAGACTGGTTCAGCAACTACCGAATGGCAAGAGCAAAGCTATTCTGCTGTGCGTGGCTTTCCAGCAGCAGTTACCTTTCATCAAAATAGATTGTGGTTTGGTGGTACATTAGCTCAGCCTGATGGTATATGGGGTAGTAAGTCTGGTCAGTATTTTAACTTTGATGTTGGTGATGGTGAAGACAATGATGCACTTGATCTTACAGCAAACGTAGGTGAGATATTTACTGTTAGACATTTAGTATCTAACAGAGATTTACAGGTATTTACTACAGGTGCAGAGTTGTTTGTACAAGCACCAGTAGATAAACCAGTTACACCTGCTAACGCACAGATACGCAGACAGACACCATATGGTGCATCGTTTGTAAAGCCTGCTGTATTTGATGGTGCTACATTATTTATACAAACAACTGGATCAGCTTTAAGAGAGTTTTTGTTTACAGATGCTGAACAAGCTTATACCTCAGTAGCTGTATCAAGTCTTGCACCTCATTTAATACTTAATCCTGTACAACAAACATCTATTAAAGGTGCATTGAACAGAAGTGAATCATATGCTTTTCTTTTAAACAGTGATGGAACTATAGCTGTCTTTTATTCTATTAGAGGAGACAACAAAGCAGGATGGACATTGTGGGATACAGCAGGCAAGTGGCATTCAATATGTAGTGTATTTGAAAGATTGTTTGTTGTTGCGTCAAGGGATGATGGTTCAGGATCAGACAAGTTATTTTTAGAAGAGTTTCAGGTAGATATGCCAATGGACTTTTGTGATGAGTTTAGTGCATCAAGCAGTGTATTCAGTGGATTGACATCACACTTTTCAAATGGTGCTGTTGTAAAAGCAATTAGTGGTAATGATTATCTTGGTGAGTTTACTATAGCCTCAGGAGAAATAGATGCGTCATTAGCTAAATCAAATGTATCCACTGGCTATATAGGTTATGCATTCACTCCTCTCATCAAGACCTTGCCAGTGGATGCAGGTATTATTGGTGGGCCACTTACTGGAGAGCCTAGAAGAATTAGTAGGGTTGTTTTAGATTTGTATTCTACTCTAGCCGTTTCTGTAAATAATAATGATCTTGTTTTTAGGAATGTTACTGATGATATGTCTAATGAAAGAGTACCAGTAACAGGCAAAGAAGAGTTTAGGGTGTTGGGATATAGCCGTGATCCAAGAGTAAATGTATCACAAAGCTATCCCTTTAGTTTAGATATTAATGGCATGGTAGTGGAGGTAGCATTCGGATGAGTTGGTGGATGGTAGCAGGTGCAGTTGTAAGTGCATATGGTGCAATGCAAGCAGGCAAAGCAAGGGCAGCAGAAGCTAGGGCGCAAGCAGCACAACTAGAAGAACAAAAAAAAGATGCTAAAGTTACTGCAATGCAGGAACATAATATACGCATGGAAAATTTAAATGTTATGCTTGGTGTAAATGCATCATTAGCAGGGGTTATGGGTAGAGACGAAGACAGATCACTTGCAGCTATTAAGCAAAAGATATTAAAAGAAGCGACAACATTAGAAGATAGAGCAAGAGTGCAGTATCTTAGTGATCAAAATCAACGTTCTATGTCTATACAAATAGCAGGTATGAGAGCAAGGAATGCTAGGAGAGCAGGCACAATATCAGCTATAAGCAGTTTATTAAGTGCAGGTAATCAATACTCAAAGATATCAGGATCAATTCCTACTGCATCAGTTACAGGAACTGGGCCTTTAAGATTTAATCCTAGCAGAATAAGTGGAAGTGGAATCATTACATAATGGTAGAATTTCTAAAAGCAAAACCTACATCTTTTGTTAATAAACCTAGAGGTATTATTGATACACGCACAGGCGAAAGTCAAGTATATGAACAGATAGCTAATCTTGGCGATCAAATGTCAAGGATGGGTTTTGAAGATGCAGTAGTTGAGCAGGAAAAGATTGGTAAAGACTACGTTGCCTCATTGCAAACAAGAGACGAGCAAGGTAAGTTACAATTTGTAGCGTTACCTGAATCA